TGCGTTGCCCAGAGTAAAGTTAGGATTACCCTTTGCAAAATCAGCTGTAAGGTTTGCAAAATTGGTTGTGTTTGTATCACCAGAACCGTAACTAGTGCCATATGGATTTAAAGCTGACTTTGCTGTTGTACCAGCACCAGCACCACCAGTTAATCGGTTAACTAAACTAGCTATTGTAGAGCCAGTTCCTAATAAACTTGCTCCTGTTTTTGCACCACTTAATACATCAGCTAAAGTTAAACCACCGGCGGCTCCACTGTTTAGTCCTAACGCTTCTAACGCTTCAGAACCTAAAACTCCATCAGTTGCTAGTCCACTTGTAGAATAGTCTAGCCCTAATTCTGCGGCTAATTCAGGAGATAAACCCCAAGAACCACTTCCCGCCGCACTAGCATTTAATGCTGCAATTTGAGCAGGGGTTAACTGTGATCCCGCTGTTCCGGCGGCAGATCCCATTGGAGACCATCCAGCAAATACATCACCAGCACCGGCGGCTTCTGCACCACCAGCAGCTTCAGCAGCTCCGAATAAACCAAGTTCTGATGCCAAATATGGTGCGCCTACCACTGCCGCAATGGTAGCCAATCCACCCGCTGGAGTGGTTAACCAATCATCAAAATTATTTGATTTTGCATACGTAACGCCAAAGGGATTGCCACTAGCATCTAACTTAAATCTGCCAGTATTGGGGTCAATTAAATATTCGCCGCCAGATAAATCAGCTGGACCCTTTGCAGAGGCATACAGCTGACCATTCATGGTTCTGTAATTACTTGGGTCAACTGCGCCGGTAATTTGTTCTTGTGTGTACGGCGCTGCGTAACCAGAAGACCTATAGTCTTGTGGATTTAACCATGACGGTGGGCCGGGAACAAAACCAACACTTTCTGAATAGGACGGCGCTTGACCAGTTCTATTATAAATTTCTTCAGCTTGTGCTTTTTGTCCTGCATTAACACTTTCTCTAGTGCCAATAGTATTTTGAATTTGGTCAGCGGGTACACCCCAACTCAAAAGCATTGCAACTTGGTCGTCATACGACACAGGGGCGTTGCTATCCACCAAATTACCTGAGTCGTCAATATATTCTGCCACGGTTGCGCCTTGTTAAAAAATTGATATTAGTTGCCATGTATGCGGGCTATACCTATACATATAGTAATGCAAAAATAAAGGGGTTTTCGCCCTATTTATCTGCTAGGGCCGTTGATAATAAAGGTAAATTCGTCGGCCCAGTCCTGCCAGTTCTCATAGGTATCTGGATTGGGTACCGGGTAAACTTCAAAGGTGGTTAGCTGTGCCACACCTTTAGCTGTATCACGCCAGTTATCCTCTGTGTTGTACGACAGTGGTTCCTCGCCGTAAAACATAAGGAGGTTGCCGTTCCAATCTTCCCAGCTCATATTAGAACTAAACGGAAAAAACTGTTCAAATGCCATTAAGGTCTTTCGTCGCCGTACTCTGCGGTAATTAACAAGCGGCCCATCTCATAGTTACCGTTAATGTCGTCAGATGAAAACTGTAATCGAATTTCCCTCTGTTCAATTCGCATGTCAATCTTACCAGTCTCTGAGGTAAAATAAAATGGACTGGATGTTTCTGTGTCGCCCCTAGCAAACTTACGACCCAATACGGTAAGTGTCATGTTACCGGTTTGAACAAAGTCAGGTTCAATACGACGTAAGTGCATGCGGCGATTAATTCCTGACGATGTATCTTGTGATGGCGTACCACCAACCCAGCTAATGTCACAAGTGGTAATACTTGAAGATATAGAGGTCTCATCAGAAAAAGAAACTCGGTTTAATCCAAACTCATGCTGCCAAAGACCGTAACCACCAATAATTCCATACACTTGAGTGCCTGCCGGAGCCACTGGATTTATTACCGATTCCAATGTTACTAAGGTAACACCCGATGGATTGGTTGCAGTCACCGCGCTTGTAAAAATAAATGCACTGGAAGTTACTTTATACGTTGTAGCCTCTGGAACATTAGAAAAAGAAACATAACTTCCGGGGCTAAACCTAGGAGTTAAATTACCGTTAACATAAAATTGGGAACTTGTAGGCGAGGGCTCGCTTGCCGGAGCACTAATAACCGTGGCCGCTGGACTAAAAGACGCTTGATAATTCCAATCGGCCCAGATAGGTGTTGGAAAAACCTCTGTGGTGTATCCACAAGATCTTTGTGCACCAGCAGCACTTCCAGCGTCGTACCAGATCTTATCCTTTACGTTGTAAATGATTGCGTCTGTGCACTCTGTTGCAGTGCCCCTTGGATAAAAGAACCAAATCTCATTGTAGCGTGGAACCTTAGTGGCCCACACCTTTTGCCGTTGTTCTAAGTTAACGTTGTCAAACAGCCAGTTTACATTTTTATCATTTGGCAAAACACTAACGTTGCCGTTGTATTGATAGAAACGGTCAACCCCCATCCAGAAGAAGGTCCCATCCATTTCAACAAAACAACTGGACGACATGACAGAGATTTGGCTAGAAACAATATCGTAACGCCAATATAAAGGCGCTGTGCCTGTAAATGACACACGAATTAAAGAGTCAAGCGCCCAGAATACGCCGGACGGTGAGTTTGTACCGCCACGAACTGGAATGCCTTTAACAATCTTTGACGCCGACATGTTTACTTGGTTAGCCGTGGCGCCGTTCCAGTCTGTTACCGTCTGCTGGTCGTATGTACTAGATACGTGATTGTTTGAAATAAACCCGTTTGATCCATAGGCAAAAACGTACGGATATAATACACAAACGCCGCCGTCTACTGCGATTGCTTGGTATGTTGGATTTTGACCGCCGGTGTCAGCCAGTCCTGAAAATGTCCAAGTCTCTGTTGCGTCCGGTAATATGTTACCTATCAACACTTGTGTTTCAATACCGTTGTCAATATTTGATAAGTTTATTCCGGGGTGTGCTAAGACTTTTAACGCCCCACCCAGTGGTGAGTATTGAAAGTCAAACTGCCACAAAAGTCTGTCGTCTGCAGCAAAACTGTAGTCGTACAGCCATACATTAGTGGGAGATCCACTAATTGTTGAGGTTAATGTAACCGTTGTGTTTGGTGAAGTATATGAAGAGCTCAGTACTGTGTATTCAACCGGTGTTGTCTGGTTAAATATAACTTTAGTGCCCGCGGTAAACACGCTTGTTAAATCTGTTGCAACTTTAAACGTTGCACCGACAATTGTGTTTATTGCAAATTTAGAATATCCGGGCTCAATAACTGCACTAAACGGACCACTACCAACACCGTAAGTAATGCCAGTTGTGAACACGTCAATGCCAGATGAGTTGCCGGTAAAGATATAGTTAATACCGTTATATGGACTGGCAATCATACCCCTAGCAACGCCGTTAAACGTACTAAACAGTTGTCGGTATCCACCCATTTTCTTTGGTGTGCCACGTTGAAAACGACACCACAACCCGTCGCTGTATTCGCGCGACTCAAATAATGTACCGTCACGTTTAATGCCCGGCTGCACACCGAGCGTATAAACCATGTTATACTGTTCAGGTAATGCGTTGTCTGCCATTTAGAATGTTCCGCCGGGAATCAGTTTTGCGTTAAATGTGGCGTCTGTAGATATTTGTAAATCAGACGAATTAGATCCATCCATATTTAAAATTTGAGTGCCGTTTGCTGTTAGGCCCAATACACTTGTACCAACTAAATACATACCCGTTGTTTGGTCGGCGTTAAATGAAAACGAGGGTGCTCCAGCAGATCCATTGTTTGCTAAATAAATACCGGTTGTTGTCTGTGTTAGTACATACAAAAAGTTACCGTCACTTAACACTAAGGCGGTTTGACCGTCTGTTAATACAATCGGTGTCTGTGAGCTACCAGATACTTGGAACGTAACGTTATATCCCGCTTGGCCTGTGTTATTAACTAACACATAAAGCTGTGTAATGGCTGGGTATAAAACGTCAAGGTTTACCGTCCTAGTTCCTGACAGCGCAACATAGGTTTGAATAATTGGCGCGTATGATACTAAGTCCAATGTTGCACCAATAACAGCGTCCACGTCGTATGTTGCGGACGTAAAGGTTACGTTTGTTGGAACGGTTAAACCAACGGTAAAAAAGTTACCAGTGGTTTGTTGGAAAATTAAATATCCGGAGTCGCCCGGGTTAACAGAAATACTGGACGCTCCGTTAATTAAAGAGGATCCTTGGCCTACAATAGTTAGCGTACCGCTTCCACTATTTCTAAAGCCAATAAACCAACCGCCGCTTAACGATAGCGCCGTTGGTAGTGTAAACGTTACATTACCCGCGGTCCACACGTAAGTAGCGGCGCGGCTCGAGTCAAGTAATGTTGGAGTTGATGATACTTCTACAATGTTACCTGTAACGGCTAACTTACCACTGATTGTTGTTAAACCGGCGCCTTGAAGTGTTGCAGCATCTGCGGAAGATGTGCCTGTACCAAAGGTTACATTTTGCCAAACACCCGCTTCTGTGGAGTTGTCAGATAAATAGAAATACTTAGACTCGCCCGGGTCAATAATAACAGACAGCGCACCAGAAAAGTCAACGATACTAAACGACTCGGCGCCAAAGTTACGGAACAGAATGTCTGTGCCGACAGAGCCCTGATTGCCCTGTGGTAAGTTAACGTGCAGGTCTACCGCTTCTGGGTAGCAGTCCATGATACGAGCCGCTGGGACCTGTGTTGGGTTTACAACTGCAGGCCAGAATAAATCTTGGTCTGTACTAAACGTAAGCTCGTAGTACGATACGTCAGTCGGTTGAACGACGGTGCCAGTAAACGGCGATGTAAATGTGGTGGACATATATTAAGGTTCCTGTACCGTTGTGTTTCTATCAATACGACGGCTGCTATCTTCTTTCTTAAGCGCGTTAATTGAGTCTGTGTAGTATGATTTCCAAACTGGCAACTTGTCCAAGGCTTTTAAATATCCTTGGGCTTGTAGTAGTGTGCCGAACAACATTGCCTGTGGACACTCGCGTGTAAATAGGTTGGTTTGGTTTGAGGTGTCTAGTGGCTGAATTTCACTGTAGTAAATAATTTCTACGTCGGAATCTGCGCTTGGAGCTGGTGCAATGGCAAAATTGTTGTAGTCGTACTCCGCATAAAACTTTGGCGTTCCCGCAGTAGACTCGGACTGGTACATTGCAACGTAGTCTTGTGAACGCATCACAATTGGCTGGCCGTTTACCTTTAATGAAACAGTCTTTCTCCAGCGTGCGGGTTTATTTAATATGACTTGGTTCTCTGCCAGTGTTGTTTCGACCACAGTAAGCTGCAACAGTGTCTTTAACTCTGCGGCAATGGCAGACTCAGCCAAGCCAATTAGGCTAGGAATCTGTGCAATAAAACCGGGGTCATTACGCTCCATATAACTTTGTACATCTAAAATTAAATTGTCATAATTCATTACATATGATCCGCTCATACTTCTAACCTTTTAAATGTATGCCCTTTATGGGTTTTTCGTTTTTCTTGCAAACAATGGTTTACATTTTGAAATTGAAACCCAAAATCAATTAGTTCTTTATTTCCTTGAAATATTATTTGTTGTTTTGTTTTTAAATTTGTTGCAATAATGCTGTATTTAAGATTATGGCAACGACTTCCAGTTTTTCCTTTTAATCTTATTGAATTTTTAACGTTTGATACCCCACGCATATTTGGAGGAACGCCCCCACCAACAACAATATTCCAACCAATATGGTCTGTAGGTCGCAATTTTGATTCTATTTCTAAACAATATTTATTGTCAGATATTAACACAATTTCTTTTACTAAATTTTCCCAACCATATTTCTTTACAGCATTTTTTAAATGTTTATTGCCATATTTTAAATGTTGTTTCCAACGAGCTTCTGTGTTTTTAGAAACACCAATATACCCCTGACTAAACATGTCAGTATGATCTTTATGATGTATCCAATATAGTGAAGTACTCATCTACTATAATACGAGATATTTGGTTGCAGATAGATCGGTGACTTGTCGCGATCTTCTTGGCTTGCCTGTTGAAATGCCTTTTCAGCTTGCGCATCTAAGTAAGTAACTCTTGCCATGTCTACACCGGGCAGCTGTAATGACATGCTGTGTGATAATTGTTTTTGTACGGAGTTAATCCAACGATCGGGCACATAGATTTGATCTGTTAATGTGCCAACGTCTTCCATTTGCTTTTCAACAAGCAGCTGAAACATTTGAAAGTCGTTGTTTGGCACGGGCCACAGGTACATAGACGGTTCAATCTGACGATCAAACCAATACTGCAAAGAGCGTACCGATGGGAACTGTTTGTTTGGGAGGTTCCAATAGTCATCACGATTTAGTCTTGCTAGTGGGATGACTTGTTGACTGGTTGAAAATACTATCTGACGAATTGAGAATGTAGTTGCAACAGTCTCACGCAGGCGGTAGTATAAATGTTCTGGGGTTGTGCTGATGTTAAAGTAAGCCCACTCTTTGTCCGCCAGTGTAGTAGCTGGGAATTGCTGGACCATTGTCCAAGTAATTCCATCTTCGCTTACCTCGTAGGCAAAGTTATAGGTGGTTGTGCCGCCACCTGTTGCGTATCCGTTAAACCCAACGTAGAACACAGGCTGAGATGATTGGTACTCTAACCCAAACCAATTTGCACCTGAGGTTGATGTTGACACCAGCTCAATGTTTTGGTTAAACACGGCAGGTGAGTCTGGGTTACTAACTGGTAAGTACTCGGCAGCGTTGGAGTTAATAATATAAACCCAATTTGCTTCACGCACGTCGATTACTGTCTTAGGAAGAACCAATTGTTGTTGGGCGGTAACCGCGCCATACAATTGGTTTTCTAACAGCCACAGGTTAACGCCTAGGTTAGATAGGTTTTGCAAGTTGTAGAACAGCGCCTGTTTAGCCGCGTCTACATACTCTGGCGTCATTTCTTCAGATTGTTTTCCGGCGTCACGAAACGCGTACGAAATTAACTGATCAACATTAATTGTTGTGTTACCAGTTGTTCCACTATATGCCACAGATTATCTCCCGCGGCCAGCGGCACGCTTTTGTACTTTATTAGGTAGATTTTTAGACGCTGGGCCAGCTTTTACAAACTCTTTACCAACCTTTTTAGGGATGCCAATGGTAGACTTGCCAGCTGCTGCGGCGTACATTGCTTTCATTTGTTGCTCTGATTTAATAGGCAAAACGTTCTCCTTGATATATTTTACTAGTCAAACCCCCAAATAACTCTACCAAGGTTTTGTGTGTTTCTTTATGGCATGGTTCACACAGTGTTACGCCGTTTTCTTTTTCCCATTTTAATTTAGGAAACAAACTATACGGTGCTTTATGGTGTGCATGCAATTTACCGCCGACTACACTACAATGTTGACAGGTAAATTTATCACGAGAAAAAATAAAATTGCGCCATTCGACCATTTCCGATCTGGCTCGGCCTTTTACTTTTTCTCTGTTTGGTATCCATTTAGGATGGTTTTCTTTGTGATGTGCTTTTTTAGCATTTATTTCAGGAGTATTATTTTTATCCCAAAGTAATTGCATATTTGCATTTTTTCCAACAATTTTACCCCTGCAAGAATGACCACAATAGTTTTTTCTTTGTATATCCCGAGTATTATGTAATTGCAGTATAACCCCGCATTCTTTACAGTGCTTAATAACACTGTGAAATATGGAATTTTTTGCAGAACGCATTATGAGCAAGTTCCGCCAGTGTTCATCTTCTTAGCTTTTCCGCCACGCTTCATGCCAAAGCTCTTCATCAAACGCTCGCCCTTAGTTTGCATGCTTGGTTTGATTGTGTACTCAGACTCTTCTTCCAACATCTGGCGTGGGGTGCGTTTGCTTCTGCGTGTCTTCTCGGCAATCTGTGCATCCATCTTATCTAAGTCTTCGTTGCTGTAGTCTGGCATTGGGAGCTTAACTGCATTAGCACGACGAGCTGGTTTAGCTGGCTTGGCCGGTGTTACTGGAGTTTCAGCTGTCTCGGTGTTCTCTGGTGAACCAGACTCAATAAATTTCATTGCACGGGCGCGGACATCGTCGTCGATGCTGTTAAATCTGCCGCCCGGCTGACCGCCCATGGCTAATTTTTTAGGCTTGCATGTTTTTGCGGCGTCCATGTTCTTGATGTCTTCTTTGGTTTTCTTAGCGCCAAATACACCGCCGCCGCACTTGTATTTCTTAACTGTACCAACAGCTTTTTTAGAGCGGCCACCTTTTTTGAGCTTAGACAGGTCTGTCTTTTCTCCGGGGTGCTCTTGCTTGTCGTGTAGGGCAAACGCTTTCTTGACAACCTTCTTGTCTTGGGCCATGTCAGACTTTTGTTCTGACTTTTCAGAGTGACGTGACTTATATACAGAGCCGCCCTCTTTAAAGCATTTGACGCCCTTAGCTAGTGTTTTAAAGCCTTCCATGTTACATCCTTAAGGTTAAGTGTTCTATATACAATAATGCAGAAAAAGGACGATTTACGCCCCTATTCGTTAGCTAAAAACAATGCCCTTTCGGCCTGTCTACGTTTCTTTAATCCCGGGTTGGTCCAGTTCATAAAGGCGTTGGCTGCCTTTTCTGTGTCACCCTCGTTGAGGTGCTTTACCACATCCGAGCGGATCATACGGTCCGGGCCGATGTTATGGCACAGGCTGTGTAGTGCGTCGGCTTGGGTCCTGTTGACCATGACCTTTATAGCCGATTCTAGGGCATCTGAGCACGTTTTAAGGTCTTGGTGTAGTAACCCCCTTACCTCCTCCTCAGAAAGCTCCCTATGGAGCATATAACGATCCTGAGAGCGTATTAGGTGACCTACCCCAATTGTCCAGTTACCTTTGTGGTCTTGGTAGGCCTTTGTCTTAAAGCCCTCAAAACCGGTAACCAACTCAATGGTGGACTCTGCCACCCACTCAAACTTTTTCTCGTACTGTATCAGCCAGTTTCCAAAGGGGTCGTATGTCACAGACCCAAACAAAATGGCGGCGATGCAGATACAAGATGTGATTATCTTGAACATGTTCACTCCTTGTTTGCATATAATAATGCAAACTCTGGACTATGAAAAGGCGCGCGTGCCCGTTTTGTCGATGATTAGAGACTGTCGGCGAGGATTACCGCCAGCAGTACTAGGAACACTAATATGTGTCCAACGGTCAAATTCTCGAATAATTTGGTCATATCCAATCTCCGATGCAATGATGGCACGAACTACCTCGTCTGGGGTCATGCCGGGAACTCGAATGTCTGCAGCGCAGCCAATGCGGTGCTGTGATGTGTCCTTAGAGCCAACCGCATCATTCACGGCCTTACTGCGAAATGCTGAGTTAACCATAATGGGCTTGCCGCCTAGAAGTATTTTTACATCTTCTAACAAGCCAGCCAGACGGATTAGGTTGTTAGTTTCTGCTGAGTTAGGTGTGTTGTCAAACTCACGGTGGTCCGTATGAGTTAGTTCTTCAAGGGTAAAGTGTACCGATAGCTGTGTCATTTTTTACTCCGAATTTCGGTTATTTTCTCGAGGCTACGTGAGCCAAAATAGGCCCCGAAAACAAGCATGCCCCAGTTCCCGAGCAAAGTTACGTAGCTCTCGTTTGCGTTGAGTCCAAAGGCGGACATCATCGCAAATACAAAGTAACCGCCTAGGATCGCTATGAGCGCCATGGGTCGGATGTTTTTAGACAGCCAAGAGTCAGAGCTCATGTCTGCCTTCCAACGATCAGATACATTGTTCTGCTCGTTCATGTCCGCTTGAATGTCTGCCAGCTTGCCCTCTTGGGCCAGCTTAGCTAAGTCTAATTGTGCTTGTGCTTTAAGCGCAGGGTCAGGAATTAGTTTATCA